ACCCAAGGCGTAGTTGCTTTGGTAAGTCCAAAGTTTCTCGCTTGCCCAAAGTCCATATTCAATGGATAGTGATAGATTTCGCTGGTGAATTTACGTGCAATTTGCACTGTACGATCAGTAGAGCCAGTATCAACAACTACAATCTCACCGACGTGTGGCTTCATACAATCAAGCAACGTACCTATGTATGTTTCCTCATCCTTCACAAGTACGTGAAGGCTTAAATCACCTGTTTTCATGCCATACACCTTGCAACATTCTACCTCGCCTGCGAGTTACAACACCATCTGCATCAATGCGTTTTCGTGCTTGTCCTACAAAGAAGCGGTCATCTCTGCCATACGCTCTAAACACACATGCTAGAGGTGATAGTATATCTAACCAATGTGCGTGTGACATCATTCGTGCACCTTCTCTGTAGTACTCTGGATAGTACACGGACGGTACAGAGAAAAACACTCTCGGAGCAACTGCTAGTTGCCTGTCCAAACTTGTTATAATCTCACGATTACCGAGATTTTGCAGCACACCAACACTAACACATGCTGCGGGACGTGCTCTACCAGGTCGGCGTAGCACAGGGAGAAGAGAAGAACCATTTGAAAGAACTACTATAGGTAAATTCAGATCCCTAGCTGCTAGTCTCTCTCGTGCGCTTTCACTTTCATTTTCATGTACAACAGCAATAACTTCATATCCACGACGTAAGAGTTCCTGACTAGCAAGACCCTCACCTACACCAACATCCCAAATTGGCCCAGGCTTGGGTACACTACTTTCAATAAAGTCAAAGAACTCAACATGCTCTTCCACAGTCTCTTTTGGTGCTCTTGGTTCACGGCTTTGACGTATTGCTGAGTCTGGTGGATTCGCTGACTCAATGATTTTTAGTAGGTATGATGCCACTCGTTTAGTCCCGAACACACGCTTATACCAAACAGAAGCATCAAAACCTTTTTGGTAGGTCTCCTCTCTGTTGTTATACATCCAGCGCATGACATCAATCATGTAGTCCCAATCAGGAATGTGCCAGTTGCCACCAAGAGGTGATTCCTCTATTTTAGCAACAGGAATTGGCCACGTGTACCTATCATCACATATGGGTATATGTCCTGTGTGGTTGCCTAAGATTGTAGGTAGTCCAGTAGCAATAGCTTCTCTTGGTGGCATACCATAACCTTCACCTTTTGATGGATATACCATAGCATCTGCACTCAACAACCACTCAAGCATCTGTGGTGTATACCAATCACCGTTCACAATCTGTATTCTTGAGTCTGGATCTGGACTCGGTAGCTGATTCTCTCCCCAACCAAAGTAGTTCAACCGTGTTTTGAACACTATTCTAGCATCTGGGTACTTATCAATAGGAAACGCCGTTTTGAATGCAGTAAGAGTCTCTAGTGGTGCTTTCCTGCCTGACAGTGTTCCAAACATAACAAATGTGAATGTGTCTTTTGGTGCTCGCTTCTGTCCAATGTAGTAATCAGGATTTATAGCTAAAGCAGCTACTTTAACAGGCACACGCACAAATTGCTCAAACACATCTTTGCAGTAATCACACGGTACAATTAGCATATCCACTTCTGCGCAATCGTGGCGCCATTGTGGATTATTTTTCAATGGATCATCTGACTCATACATAGTCAAACCGATTCTGTACGGCGTTGGCAGCTTTTTGAACTCTCCAGGAGTAGACATACACAACCCAACACGATGTAGTCCTTTTGTCGTGTCTTGACGCTTCAATAATGTAACAGTATCAGGTCGTAGTCCATCTGTTGATAAGAACCAACATTGATGTAGCTCTGCTATGCATCCAATAGACCTGAGCGCGTGCACTGTGCTCTCAGCAGCTGTAGCATACCCGTCACCTAAACTGAATGGAGACATCCAATAAAGGTGTGTGCCTGCATCTGACTTCCATAGATAATCCTCTGAATCTACCAAGTCAGTAAGGTCTGCAAGTCTATGCTTATGCATCCAGATCGCGTCATCAAGTCTCACATCACCTGGTACATCTAACCATACACCAGGAGCTAGATGGCTACCTTTTGGCGCGACCTGGATGATTCCTGTTTTGTTCCGTATTCGCATTTCTGATCCCCTCCAGATATGCGTCTACGTGATGGTAAGTGTCGAGTACATGTTGGCTACCACCATCTTCTTTGCATTTCTGGTACGAACATTTCTCGACCACTTGTCTACGTTCACGTAAGCACCTGGCAATGTCTCATCGGCAGGGCCTTTGAACTCTGCATAAATCAGAGGCATAGGCATAAGAGGAATATATGGTGCAAACACAAATCCAGTGTCAATGACACTTCTTGGGTAGCACCCCATAATCGCTCTACTATCTGGTATATATGGTGTAACATAGACATCCCAAAAGACGCCCATGCGCCCAACATACTCTACACCAGAAAGACCTCGTGGCCCTGGTGGAACCATACGCTCTGCAGGCTTGAACACAGCAGCTTTTTGTAGGTAGTCTATAAAGTTTCTGGCTCCAATGATCCAATCCGTGTTCCTATACCTGTTGGCATATACTAGAGCTTCTGCATCAATACAAGAATGGTTGAGAGTCTCATACCACTCTCTAGCTGTATAGGCAGCAGGTATTGTTGAGCTCCAGTTTACATTACCAGAACCAGCACCATTCAGAATCTCTCGAAGGCACCTGTACTCAAGCTCACGTAGAATCTCTGCAGCACAATTGGTGACGAGTTCACTTTCAACATCAATGTTGAGTGCACCTCGTGCATCTTCCTGCACTTCAGTACTCCACGTAGCACCCAAAATGTCCTTGGTAGCAGTTACAGTTTCCCTCTCGATAGTCATCTTGATTCTATTTGGTACTTCATTCTCGCCCTTGAAGGCATAGTCTGAATCCATAGTAGTCAAACTGGTATTTGGATCAACGTCCTCACGCTCAAAGTCTTGGTAGAAAATCTGCATTACACCACCCGATGACAAAGGCATCGGCTGAATGCTAGCGATCTTTGCCAAGATTAGTTGTGGGTATACCATCCTAACGATAGGCAAAGCATACTTTACCGGCAAGGTCATGTCTGTCGTCTGTGTTGCTTCAAGACGTATCCCACCGGAACTGACAATCTGTTGATTTTCAAACAGTATTGCCATGGGTTCCCATAGGTGTTCAGGGATTGGTATCATTGGATTTCGCTTCGTACCTTTTCCTAGAAACCACTCCCACTTTGCGACAAGGGCATCCTTGTATGCCTGTTTCTGTCGCATGTATGCACTATAGTCGGAACCGCCTTCCGCTATAATGAACTCTGACTGAGTACCCCTATTCACGATTGTTCCTCCTATCTTTGTCTGTTGTGCAAAAGAATGAGACTACCGATGACTAGTAGATGGACCAGTAATCATACGCAGCATCTCATGCTGTTCCTCTGAAAGTGCTGACTCATCTGCATCATTAGCATTAGGATCAGCATCAGGTGGCTCGGGTGGTCTTGATGCACCCCTTGCATTTCCTGCACCAGGTGCTCCACTAGCAAGTACTCTCGCAATGGCTTCCTCACGTGCAGCTTTAGCAGCATTTGGAAGTTGCTCAACATCAGTTACACGCTCATGCAGAACCTTTGCGATTTCCTTACCTACACCAATCTGTGCAGCCTGTTCAATTGCAAGCTTAAGTTCAAGCTCTGCAATTCGTACAGGTTGTGCAATAGCTGCAGCTTGTGCAGATTCTAGCTCGGTTTTGACTCTAGCAAGCTCTGCTTCTACAGCAGCCCGTTGCGTAGTCAATACCTCAAGCTGCGTAGCGAGGTGTGCATCAACAATGTCCTTCCTGTGTTCAAGAAGCTCCTCAATAGTAAGCTCCTCCCAATTGATCTCCACATCAACCTCCTCTACTTGTTCATAGTGATCAAACGACATTGCCTCATCAAGAATACGTACAATTCCTGCACCTGTAATGCCAGCATGGTCACAAAGATCAATACCAGCAATACGGCCAGTGAGCATCTCCTCTAAGTATCCATAGTCCTCACCCTCCCCATCCCCATCCTGTTCAGTATTAAGTCGATGTAGCAAACTCTTTACCTCAGTTTGACGCACAGAAGTTTCTCCCATAACCACATCAAATAGAAGCTGAATCACCTCCTTACCTTTTTCAGTTGGTGAGATAAATGCATCATACAGAATCGCATCCTCCTTACGACGGAAGTTGCTAACCTTACCAATTGGATTTTCTGTGCTCGCAGCGAACATTGAGTCTTGAGCACTTCCATGTCTGTTATACATGGTAACTACGTGACCCAAACCCTCAAAACGCTTAGTGTTTTTCATGCAAACATCGTTGTATTCTTGTGAATAGAATCGCTCATAGCCAGTACCAAGCTGACTCACTGCATTGTCAATGAGTGCAATACCTGTGAAAGTTAGTCCTTCACGTAAGGCTGTTTCCAAGGATGCACCCTCTTCGAGGACAACACGTCGTCCCATGGATTCATTATATGAGAGTTGTACTTCCTGTGCTTCATGAGCTTTCGACCACTTGCCATCCTTACCTTTGCGGTATCCTGCGTTGTGTAGTGCCTTGTTCATAGAACCATAAGCATACACAAATGCTTTACCTTCATCACCAGTTTCTTTTAACTTTGCATTGAAGCTGTTGATAAAGACGTTCATGAACTTTTGTGGGATACCCTTGCCTTTGAGTTGTCTAGGCGTAGTATTCACTCTGTATGGCATGACTATACCTCCTTACTCTTAAAGCCCATCATAATGTCCATTTTTGTATCTAGCCTAGCGAGTCGATCGGTCATATTGAGTGTTAGATCAACAATTTTTCCAGAGAGGTCCGTCTCAAGAGCAGATATACGACTCTGTGAGGTTATTTGCAGCGCAGTAATTACCTCTTGTAGTTGTGCGCAGCGTTTATGCACATACACATAGCATCCCAGAGTCGTTGAGAACAATACAGCAAGGATGGTGAATAATGTAGATACTGAAATTGTCACGACGGTGTGCCTCCTACATTGATTCGCTCAATTTCGGTTCTTGACATACGTAAGTGTCTGGTCTGAATGTACTCTTTATCAATAATTCCCTGATTAAGAAATTCCTTATCAGCTACAGCGAAGTTCTTCACTGCGCTACTCTCATCCAATAACTCCATCCAGGATGGTGTAGGCCACAGAATAGAAAACTCAAGTCCTGTTGGATCAGTATCATATAGTACGTACTGTATCACAATTGTGTGTGCAATTGCTTCACTTAGCATAGATTGAATTCTACGAATAACGCGAATAAAGCGTCTATCCTGCTGTGTCAGTGTAGCTTTTGCATTTATATCACGCTCAAGACCTAAATGTGCTTTTGGTACACGCAATGATGTCAATACTTTATTCTGATAGTACTCAATAGCACGTAAGTTCAAGTAACTTGTGTTTGATGTATCAAGAACTCTTACATCCGTCTGACCTGGATATGCACGACCACCAATATCATGCATAGAGCGACCCATGTATATATCCTTTACAACAGACAGTTCCTCTTCGCCCTTTACACCAGAGGATACCCGTCTTGTAGTAAG